CAGTCTTGGTGATTCGGTAGTTCGCATCGGTGATGGAGCCCTCGTCAACAGCCTCCTGAATAAGGGACTGGACGAAAGAGGAGTTAGCGTTCTTGGAGAGAACAAAGACCTTCTTCTCGCCATCGACCTCAACCAGAACGTTAATGTAAAGGTTCTGCTTCGGCCTCCAGCCGCCCTTGTAGTTCTCCTTGTGCTTGGCACAGGCGTAGCACTCACCGTCGTCAGCCGCAGTGCAGAGGGCCTTGTACATAAAGCCCTTCTTAGGAGCCTCGGTCTCCTTCGACTCCGCACCTGCCTCGTGCTCTACGGCGATAAGGCCAATGCCTCGGTCCTCGCGGTAGTTCTCCATGTCGGGGTCAAGCTCCTGGAGGAACCGAACCACAACCTCATTCCCGACAACCTTCGGGAACACCCGGTAAAGAAACTCCGGGAACTTCTTTCCACCAGCCGCAGCCTTTTCCTGCTGCTCAGCCTGGTGCTTCTTGATGGACGCGAGTCCCTTAACAACTGCCATTTTTTATAATCTCCTAGTAAGTTATTCGAGGCTTCTTTAGTCGAGCCTGCTTATACTACCATTGTACCACTGACTGTTGGAGTCAGCAAGCTTGGGGAGGATTATTTCCTCCCCCTTCTCAGTAGAGCTGCCAACCTTCGTAGGTGAAGTTACTGACCGCGTTCCTGAGGCACTGACGGATTTCTTCGTCCGTCATGTCTCCAGCGTCCTTCGCATTGTGAGGGTAGATTACCTTCTCGTCATACGATGCCCAGAGGATTTTCTTTCGGTGCAAACCCGCCGCAATTGTAGCACCAAGGTCTCGACCAGGATTATGGCCAGCACACAGGTTCAGCCCGCGCTTCTTGCACTTCCGACAACCAGTGTACATGTGCTTTTCCTTCTTGTCGAAGTCCGTCATGATGACGATAGTCGAGAAATACTTATCAAGAAGGTCGAAGTGGTACGGGCTAAAGTTACCGCCTAGACAGGCTACCACATTCTCGTACCCGGCCTGGTGAATCCGCATCGCATCGAACGACGCTTCGCAGATAATCACTGTATCACCTGTCCGCTTAGCTCGGTGCAGGTTCCACAGCGTCTTGCTGGTAGGCAGACCCTTGGAGTTCTTGAAGAACTTGTTGTCAGGGTCGGCAGGGCGACCAATTACACCGACTGGCATTCCCTTGGGGTCGTGCATCGGCACGGCGATAATCTCTCGCTTGAGAGAAAAACCTACCTTGAAGTACCGCAGGGTCTCCTCGGTAAACCCGCGCTTTTCCAGCATATAGTCTACGGGCTCGTTGTACTTCCAAAAATCCTCGTACATGCGGTCGAGCGTGCTTTGAGGAAATTCTACAAAATCGACAACCGGCGACAGAGCCGCCTTCAACTTGTCTTCGAATGCTTGCTGAGTTTCGCTTGCCTTTTTGAGGACAAGACGACGAGCCTCAAACTCGTTGCGGCTCGTCTTCCTCTTCACCAGCTCAATCAGTGTACCAGTTGCGCCACACGAGTGATTGAAACAAATATAGGCACCGTTGGTCTTTGAAACGCTGAACGACGGACTGTGCCTATTTCCGTGGAAAGGACAGAAACACAGGAAGTCGTTTGTCGTCTCGCCCTCAACCTCTACTCCGCAGGCTCCGAGGGTGGCTTCGACTTGGTTCGGGGTGTAAGTCTCTTTATCTCTCGACCCGCCGAAATCCCCTCTACCTCCCATGAACGCCTCCTCCCAAGATAAACTCCATAAACGGAGAGAACGAAATCGTATTCGCCCTCTTCCTTGCGATAGCTGGTAGACCAATAGGGACCAAGGTCTAGTACAGGTACGTAGCCTTGGTCCCTCATGTTGGTGATGATTAGTGTTTCGTAATGAGAACGGAGGCGGGCAAAGTCGGCATCGTCGCCAACCCTGCCCTCCATCGCAAATCTCTTAATCGTCTTGTGCATGTCTCAAAGGTCGAACTTCTCCTTGATGATACCACGGTCGATATCCCAGTCTAGGAAGAAGTCGAACATGCCGCCGTGCCGGTTCTTCCGGCAGACAATCTCAACGAGGCCGGAATCGTCGTTCTTATGCACAGCAAAGGCCATGTCGCTATCGTACTCGATAGCCTTGGACCAGGCAACCTGACTCATCATCGGAGGTGAATCCCGGTCGGAAACATCGCTCTGGGTCGCAGCCGTAATATCGATAAGCGGGATATTGTTGGTCACCGCGAGCATCTTGAACTCACGGGAAACCGCCATTCCTCGCTCGGTCGGGCTATTCGACTTACCGTTGTTTTGGAACAACTGGTGATAGTCACAGATGACCAAATCAGGCTTGTGCTGGTCAATCTTGGCCTGAACCGTGTTCGGAGTCACATCAGCAACTCCCTCATTAGATACTACCACGAAGCCGCCCTTATTGTCGAACCGACGCTTACCCCAAGCATGGAAGTCGTCAATGTTCACATCACCACGGGCGAAGTCGGAAGCTCGGAACAGACCCGAGCCCATCATCGTGTAAATACGGTCGCGCATATTCTCCGGACTCATTTCCAGAGAGACAATCATCGGCTTGAAGCCCTGCTCCCACGCCTTGCACGCAAGGAGGGAGGTGAACCACGTCTTAGCCTTACCGGGCCAACCAATGACCGTAATCATGTGGCCCGGAGCCATACCGGTCGGATAAACCGAGTCGATAGACTTAAACGTAGTCGGAATACCCGGCGAACCGTTGGCAGCGCTACGCTCCTTGACCGCTCGAATATGCTGCTCGGCATTCTCGAAGTCGGTAATGTCAACGTCACGAACGTTGTTGGTGAACCGCCCCAGCTTAGCCAGGGCCGTGTTCATCTTCTCCAGGACTCGTCCGGGAGCCTCACCGTCACGCTGAGCCTCAGCCGCCTTGAGCATAATCTGCTCCATGCGGGACTTGAGGAATTCATTCTTGAGTTCGTCCACGTAATAGGCAGTCTCGGCCTTTACGTCAATCTTGTCCAGGTCACCGTACTTATCCTGGAGAACTCCAAAATCCGGAACCGCGTGGAACTTGTCGTAGTAGTTCTTAAGCCCCTTCCACACGTCAGCGTAAGCCGAGAAGAGGTCGTCCACGTTATCCGCGTACAGGACCGAAATGTCCTTGTTGGCACAAACCGCGTTGATAACCTTGAGTTCAGTATTAGCCATTCTTCTCTTCCATCTCCCTTACCCGCTGTGCGGTCTGCGCTCGCAGCTCCGCGCGCTTCAACTCATCCTGCTTCTTTTCTTCCATGAACTGGTGAATCTTGTCGTAGTTCTGGAGAAGGAAATTAACCGGGTGTCCTTGCTTCCCGGTCTTGAAGTAATACTCAACCGTATCCCGTGCCTCACTGTATGTGAGGTCAGCGACCATATCCATGAAGCCCCACTTCTCGCGAAAGCGATTAACCTGAGGCTTACGGTTGTACTTCTTGGTAAAACACTGCTCATAAAGACTAATGAGTGCGTACGCCTGCTTCGCTTCTGCGTTCTGTGAGGCCATGTCTTACTTCCTTACCTTACCCTTCTTGACCGCGCGGACCTCTTCCTCAACCTCGGAAAGGTGAGCCATTAGACGGTCCTCAACAAACTTGTATGCCTTGTCGAAGGTCGGGTTCGGGTTACCGTAGCCGTCCAGCTCAAGACCAATGTCCATGCGCAGCGACTCGAAGTCGCCCATGTTTCGAGTATAACCCAGGTTCACCTTGATACGGTGCGGGGTACCCTTGGGCTCAACAACCTCATGCATCTTCGTTCTCCTCTTCATTAGTGTCTGCCTCCACGATAATATCCGGCGTTATCTCAACCGGTACCGGGGCAGGTCTGCAAAATCCAAAAGGCGGCTTGTCTGTATTAGGTGCAGGCTCGTTCTCGTCATCGGAATCAAAGCCTGTCGCAAGCCGCTCAGCCATGCCAATCCACATAGCCGCGCCATCGAGCAACTTCTCGATGCTTCCTGATTGTACGGCAAGATAAACGGCCATGTCAATGGCCCCTGCCGCCTGGAGAAGCGCAACCTCTGCATTCAGTTCGTTACCAAAGGTCTCGAACTGGGGTGCCTTCTTAATCCTAATCGTCACCAGTTAATTTCTTTCCATACGGGGGTATACGTGCCATCAGCAGACCTGATATACACGGTTGTGTCATGCTGCATCATCGCTCTTAGCTCCGCACGGGAGGGCATACGCCCAGGCGTAATCTTGCCATCCTTGCGGGGCCGACCAATATGAACAGTCAGCAGATAATCGTGAAGTTCGAATACATCCTTCTCGGAGAACATATACTTACCCGGTGTTTTCTTGCCGTCGAGCGTATAGATTCTCTCAGGGGCTCGAATCTTGCCCTCCAGAATGTATTTCTCGATGTTAACACGATGGCGGTTAATCATCTGACCAACCTGCCGCATCGTAAACGCCTTTTCCAGACGCCTCCGCGCATCAGACCAAACGTAGGCTCGTCGCTTACCGTCCTTGAAATGCCAGGTAACCACAAGGTCCTGAGCACGATTAATGCTCAGGACCCTGTGCAAATCACCGTTAAGGTAGAAATACCTTAGGCGACGATTACGCTTGCGAGCGCGTGTTCCTTCTCCCTCTTTAGAACCCATGCTGCAAACTTACTCTTCCTTGAATCTAGCATCCAGCGCACTCCGCACTTGACGCAAAAAAGCTCGACCCTCGATGAATCAGAGTAAACCCTGTCCACAAAGACCCGGCCGGAACACTTCTTACAGTACACGGCTGTCTCCGGTGTACGTAACATTCTTGACCGCAGAAGCGGTACCAGTGACGCCTGCCTTGTATGATACCAAGGATAGCAGAACAGAAGCGACCGCAGCTCCACCACCAACGCCCAGGGCGTCTGCCCAATTGACGTTGAATAGATTAAACGCCTTGTCGCCTACGACCCAGACGGATAGTAGCGCAGACGCAAAAGCCTTCACGGCACGCTCAGCAGCATCCTTAGCGAATACCTTTGAGAACAATTTTAACCTCCTTACAAGCTAAACTACTCTAATTATAGCAGAGTAGTTAGTCAAGGGCTAACCCTTGAAAATCCGCCCATCAACCACACACACGTAGTCTGGCGAAATAGGAACGAACTGGAGGGAGGCCACCCCATCGACCACATGGCCGATTCCGAAGCCCAGCTCCCAGGACGGATTGATAGTGTATCTCAGCCCATAAGCGCTCGGGTCACAGAGGTGACCGGTACCCAGACCCACCAGGGTGGTGTTGGTCATGGGATAAGACTTATAGACGATACCACCACGGTGGTCATGGCCACGAGCAAGAGAGATATTGTAATTCTCTATGTCTGCCTTTACTGCAAGACCTGTAGTTGTTGTCGTCGCTCCGTGGTGAACGTAAATCCCGCCGAATCGCTCCAGCGGCGGGAGGTCGTAATGCCGCCAGGTGATGCCGAGGTCATCCAGACCCCACAGCATATTTGGCGTCAGCTCCTCAACATAGTCCGGAGCCTTCTTGTCCATGTACTTAAAAATTCGAATGTCGTGGTTTCCCAGACTCGAATGAATGTCGGCAGACCCATGGTTGGTTCGCAGCTCGGTGTAGAACTCACGAGCACCCAGAGCATTTTCCCTCACGAACGGAAGCGGAGAAAGCCTACGGCGAAACTCATCGTCCGACTCGCCCTCTTCCTGCTTACTCTTCTTGAGGCGACTAAAGAACTCGTCCGTGGTTCCATCGGAGAAACTGCTGTATTCCAACTGGTCGTCAATGTCACCAACAATATCGATGGCATTGGGCTTCCAGGACTTCATCACCTTGAAAAAGAGTGCCACTGCACGCTTATCGTGATATGGAATCTGTAGGTCTCCAACAAAGGCCCACTTCATGTCGCTCAATGCTTTCCCTTCTTACCGAATAGGTCGTCGCTGAACTGCCTCCACTTCTTGGCCTCTGACTGTTCCGAATTCTTATACCCGACAGTGTATGCGCTATACAACGCTAGAAGACCTAGAAGTAGGCCCAGCAACAAAAAGCCAACGGAGAGTCCGATGGCTTGTGGAATAGTGATGGTTCTTATTTTATCAGGTTCATCAACCACTGCCTTCGGGGACGGTGTAACAGTTACGGTCGCCGTTGGATTAGAACCCGGCGTAATTTCGTCCGCCGAAGGAGTGGTTGATGGCTCAATCGTACCACGAGCCACGTCCCTCTGTCCAGAAGGGCGCAAAGTTACGGTAGCTGTGGCAGTCGATGTGCTGCCGGGAACGGGAATCGTTACCGTCTTAGTTGGTCCTGGTACCGGAATGTTCACTGTTGGCCCTGGAATATGGACAATATCAGTTGGGCCTGGAACAGGAACCTCAACCCGGACCTCTCGAACCGGCGCGGTAATCCTCGCAATCTCTTGCCCAAGAAGGGTCACCACAACATCCTGACCTACCAACGAAACACAAACAGTGCCCAGCGTGGTAGATTCACAATCTTGGGCGTAAGCTTTGCTCGGAGAAACGAAAAGGGCTAGCACCATAATCGGCACTAGCCCCATCGCGATAAGCGCCTTTTTCATACTCACTCAAGTATACCGTAGAACGTTTATACGGTCAATCGCTCGGCTCGGTCATGCTCTCTGCGTGTACAGATGAACAGGTTGAGCCATCTGTTGTCTGCCTTGTCTCCTGAGATGTGATGCACGGTCTCCCAGGATTTAAGCACCCGCCCGATTTTTCTCTCGGCCACCAGCCGGTGCTCATAATACCAACCACCACTGAAACTCTTCGGATGCTCTGGGGCAAAGACCAGCACGTACCCGTTGGGGTTCAGGCGAGTCTCTCGCCTGCTCCACTTCTGTAGTGGGAAGTACCTCATCAGTATCCCATTGCAATCCAGTTCACATACATTGTCTTAGACAAGTAGTGTGACTTCTCCAGCGTAGCTGTTGCAAGAGCCGCAACAAAGCCACGGTGGTCTGGAACATAGCCAACGCCCTGAATACCCCATTGGGTTAGAATCATTCGTCGGTTACCACCAGTCGTGGTAGAGGTTACCACGACTGGCTTACAACCGGCCGTAAAAAACGCACCGAAGTTAACCGTCTTCGCGTAGTAATGCTGCCCCTTCTTAGGCGGAACTGTAGTCGTTCCACACGCAATTCTAACACCCATGTCTTTCTTGACACCATACGAGTTGTAGTACAGCTTCGGAGCCCTCTCAAACAGGTACCGGCTGTTAGCGCACATCGTGTTCAACTTGTCGGTAGCAAGGTACTCGTTATCCGACCAATTGACATCCTTAAAACTTGAAACTGCCAATTTACTTTAGCACCTCCCCATCAACATGTAGATTTGCCTCTTCCTCTGAAACGAGGATTACATTACCCCAGTCGAGACTGAACCTCTCCCAAACATCCGGGTCAACAATGTGACGCCTTTTGTTCTGCGAGATTAGGTAATGCTTACCATCGGCCATGTTGTGGATGATGGTACCGTCACGAAAACCAACCTTACCGCCCACCTTGATATGCCTCACAGCGGCTTCCGATGACTGAATAACGTCGAAGCGCCATGACTCCAGGACTCGCTCTGTTGGAATGCGGAAGCGGAACTTTTCCCTCATCAAGAAATACCCGGCCTCTGTTTGAATGCAAAGGCCGTATGGGTAATTCGTGGGAGTCGTTGGAATGGCGGGGTTGGCAGCAACCTCTCGCTTACTCCGACGAAGCGTCCTGAACATTCTGGCTGTTCAGCTCCTTCTGCAAGTCCTGAACCTGCTTGTTCAACTGCTCGAACATGATGGTTGCATCGGCACGGATATCCGCGATTTCATCCTCGTAATCCGCAACCTTGCGAGCGAACCTCTCCTTAAGACTCTGAATCTTATATTCGAGTTTGGTAGTATTATCAGTCATTATTTATTCAACCTTTTCTCTTCTAAGAACATTATATGCAGACGCAAAGGCGTCTGTCAACCCTTGTGATAAATCGTGACCTTGCCGTTAGAGGAACTGTTGCTTCGTCCATACATGATGGCGTAGTCCGAGGTTGTGCTACCGTAGACACCAATACCTTCGATTCGGTTAGCGGCCGTGGAGTCCACAAAGTTATTATACCATGACGCCGGAATCGTAATGGTTGCGCCTTCATTCGGGCTCAAGTAAACAATGTCGTCACCATCAGAACCCTCGTTGGTCATACCTCCAATCGGGTCACCTGCTGGCTTTGTCTGGTAAAGGTGCCCGCGCAGGTTAATTCCCACACCAGTGTAGTTACCACCAGAACCGGTACGCTTCATGTAAACTGTCATCTTGGTTGGAGTACGTACAACTCCACCCTTGTTGACGGCATCGTAAATTTTGGTTCCGTAGAAGAACAGACCACGATGGTTGTCGTTTCCGGTCCAGTCACCCTGGTAAACGTCGTCACCATCGTTACGCCACATGCCGCCATAACCGAGACGGTACGAGTCTGAGCTGTCGGCGTAGACCGTAACCGGACTTGCAAGAAGGTAACGAGAGGTGCTAACGTAACCCGAGTGGTTACCAGACTTATCGTAAGCCACTACGCGGTAGTAAATGGTCTTGTTAACTGGCAAACCAGAGTGGTCGTAGGTCTTCGCAGCACCAGATGCACCAGTAATGGTGATAATCGAGCCATCTGTGGTCAGCGTCTTGGTACCAGAAGTTGCCACCGTAACCGTTGGGTAACGGTCAGAACGCCAGATAATCTTGACACCCGCCAGGTCGGTAGCTACCGGGTTGGTCCAGGATAGCCGGTAGCTACCGGTGGACGCACCAGACGACAGCGCGGCAATCTTGAATCCGGATGGAGCTGCTGGAGCCGTGGTGTCAGTTCCAGTGGATGGCGCGGTAATTTCTGGAGAAGTTGAGAACCAAAGCCCGTCGAAGGACAACTGGGACAGCGTGCTTGCGCTGGACGACACCTGTACCGTACCATTGGTGTTAATCTGTACCAGGGCCTGGCCAAGGGACAATGCGCTGGTCCACTGAACTGCATTGAGATATACGGTTTGTGCTGGACGGTAACCAGTTGGCAAGGTGAATAGCGTTACCGCTTTGGTGTAATTCTGAACACAACCACGCAGATAAACATTACCGTTGTTCTTGTAGTACGCTACCGTATAGGCAGAAGCATACTGGGTGGCGTTGGAAAGCGTCGGAGCTACCCATGGTGGGTCACCAGAAACGTCCAGGTGTCCAAAGACGCGGACGTTCTTTCCGGTGGTCATGTCCTCGCCGTCATTTGGGTAGGTGGATAGGGCAAATTGACCGGTGGCATTTGTAATAACAACGCGACCAGGGAATGAGGCATCGTTTAGTGCATGGGCACGAACAGACGCCTCTTCTACACCGGAAGGTGAGAATACCGTAACCTGCGCAGACGCACGGTTACCGCTAGAGTCGGTGTAGTTAACGAACCTGAATGCACCAGTTCCACCCTCACTCTGGAGAACAACCGTTGGATACATTGGAACATCCCGCTTTCCATTTACGGTTGCACCCCAGACACTATCTGGGAGGTCCAGTTCAGAGTCAGATACAATCAGACCGCGAGGAGTACGAACAGCCTCAGCATTTAGAGCAATCTGGGAAGCCTGCGCCGAGCGGAAGGCAGTGAAGCCACCCGCCTCTAGCTGAACGTCATCGACATAAACAATGTCGCCAGTCGCACCATTGAACCATGAGAAACTGAATTCGACAGAGTAGCAGGTGTCCGGGATTACCGCTGGCGTGTAGAAAGAGTACGAGGTCCATGCCGTATTGGTAATAGCCTTTTCAATGTACCAGCCGGAAATCATCGCCCCAGCCTCGTCCATGAACTTAACAACAAGCCTTACGTTTCGTCCTGTGGCCGTTCCCATCTTGGCCTTGCCGGAAACCGTAACCGTCTGGCCAATAAGCTCCTGGTTGACAAGCGTCGATACGTTATACTTGCCAAGAAGTTCCGTGGTAGAAGGGGATGAAATAGTGCCCGTGGCAGTAATGGTGAGCGAGTTGGTGTCGGAATAACCGTCCAGCTCATTCCAGGAAAGAGCGGTATTTGCCATTCCCGACCATCCAGTAATGCCATTCTCAAATGTGGCATTGTAGATGTAGTTCGGATTGCGCTCCCAAAGTCCGATAAATGCGCTGGAGAGGTCGTCCGCATCAGACACCAGACGAGGGGCCATAATCCTAATGTGGCCCGCGTCATTCATTTCGTTGTCGATGCTGTGACCAAGAAGGGCTGGCCTGCGTTCGTCGGAGTGACCGGTGAAGAATCGAATGGCGTGGTCAAAAGTCTCGCCGTCCTTCTTTTCAATGGTTACCGACTTCTCGGTTGCATTTGTTCCGGTTGCTACCTTTCCAGGAGCACCACCCTCGAACGCCTCAATGGAGAACTGGTCGAGCTGGGCCTTGGTGCCACCAGCAACGTCAAATTCGACGTAAGGAATAAGGTAGGACACCTTGGCGTTTAGCGAAGCTGGCTGGTAAGGGTCTGGTGCCTTTGCCGGATTACCGAATGAACCATCGGTACCAGAGCCACCACGACCACGGATATATCCGGTAAGGGTTACCCAGTCGGCAGTAGTGTCAGACGAAGCAACAGCCGTCGCGATTTCGTCATTGTTGGCAACACACATATACTGGCTAGCGGTGAATGTGGAAAGAGTTCCATACGAACCCGGCGATGGGAATGTGTGCTTCTTGGTAGGCGTGGTCGCATCATTGACGTAATCATAGTCAATTATGTTGCTGTCAATGTCGGTTCCGAATACACCAAGCTTAATGCGTGGGGGTGTGGTAATCTGAACATCGTCAACCCAACCAATGGTCGTACCCGCTGCCACATTGTCGTAGCGAGCCAGTCGGATAATGAAGTTGGCACTGACTGCGCCAGCCGGGGGCGTAAAGGTGGCGTTTATTGGGAACCACCCAGTTGGCGCAGTCAGCATGTTACCGCTGGCGTCTACGGGTGGCGCAATGAGGTATAGTTCCTCAGAAATGAATCCGCTCTGTCCGGCACCGCTAAAGTAGGTGACGCGAAGCTCAATATTTCCCTGGTTTGCTGCATTGTAGTAGGCTGCCTGGATATTCGCCTTGATACGAGCGCTCAGGGTGTAGGTGTATCCAGCCTTTAGATTGTCAAGGCCAGTCCATGCGCGATAGACACCATTCGTCGCAGAAGACGAAGCAATCTGGAGAGACTTGGTACCGGCGTACTTTTCCACAGTGCTTAGAGAAAGCGTTGTGGTTGAGCCGGTGGTGTCGGTGCTCCAGTTAGTAAGAGTAGCCGCCTCGAAATCACCGTTGGTATTTAGCGGAGTAACAGAGTAAGCTCGAACACGCGCAGATACACGGTAGAGAATTGTTGGGTCAAACGCGATAGGCTGAACACCAGTACCGTTACGGATAATCAGACCGGGACCAGTAAACTCGAACAGGGAGTTAGCGGAGAAAGCTCCGGGGTCGGTCTTCTGAACTACCGCACCGTTGGTAAGCCAAAGCGCACCATCCTGCATGTAGTCGTACAGCTTTGCATAAGCCGAGTTCTGGAATGGCGAGTCAAAGGCGGTTACCTTTACCGAGTTAACGGCAAGGTTACGGAATTCGGCATAGCCGTCCGAACGGATAATCCATCCAGTCGTACCCGGTACATAGTTGGACGAGTGGATGCGGCTATTTACACCATCGGCAGACGGGTTGTTTGGGTCACCGACCACAAGGCGTCCTCGGACATTGGCGTCACCGAACTGGGCATTGCCCTGCATGTTAATTGACCATGCTGGCTGACCAGAAAGATCATTGGCCGTGGCGGTAGACTGGATAGAACCCGTCTTGATAATACCGCCATCAATGTTGGTAAGACTCGGTGGCTTCCATGGGGACGGGTTGGTTTCAGCAGTCTGCTTTAGCTCAATCTGAATACCATCAACATAAAGGTCGCCAGCGGTCTGCAACTGAACAAAAACTAGTCCGGACGTGTTAGCACCAGGGCTCCATGAAGCAAAGTACCTACGCCACACTCCGTCACCTGGGACGGTCTGGAGACCACCGATTGCAGAGGAGAAGTTTCCGTCATTCGTCTGTACGTGAAGATTCGCACTCTTGCTTGCGCCCACTGGTGCCATGAGGTACACAGAGATAATGTAGGTTGTGTTGGCATCAAGGGGAATGTTATATCCGGTTGAGGTTGGCGCAAGGTAAACCCGGCCGTAAGTGCCCACGCCATTCCAGGAAACCTTGAGGCACGAGGTGTTGAATCGGGCGGTAACCTCTGGTGCCGTGGCAACGGCTGGGGTTGCTGTTCCACCATCGCTCCAGGTGGCAAACTTACCTGTGTACCATGTTGGGTTCCACTCGAAGTCCGCATACGCTGGGTGCATCAGGTTGGTGCCGTTCTGGAGCTTCAACGCCTTGGCCAGGATTACACCGTCTACGATTTCGAGGGTGTTATTGGAAAGCTTCCATCCAGCAGTACCCGCCACATAATTAGAAGACTGCATAGTACCAGTCGAATTCATGGTGAACTTCGACTGGATAAGCAGGTCGTTAACGAATGCTGTATTGGCCTTTAGCGAAGCCGCATCAAGGGTGTTAGCGATAACACGGTCACCAGCAAGTGTTGCAGCGGTAACCCTGTCACCAGAAATAGACCCGGCCTGAATATCGGCGTTGGCTACAAAGCGAGGCGTACCCGAAACAATGCTGGAGTAAGCTCCTGCGTTTCCGGCACCATCGACCGCGCGCACGCGCGTGTAGTAGGTCGTGTTCGAGGTCAGATTGGAGAACGATACGACGGTACCACTGACCTGCTTGGTCTGGAGAGCGCCTGTGTTAAATGTATTCGCCGTATCAATCTGGACCTCGTAGTAGCCCTGTCCACCCTTTACATCGCCCTCGGTATTTTCGTTCCAGACGATGGTAGCTGTTGTAACACCCGCCGCGACCGTGACGCCTGTAGGTGCAGCCGGGGCAACTGTGTCCTTAGCAGTAGTAATTGGGTAGGTGGCAGCCTGGGTCCAGGCACTCTGATTTCCAGCATAGTCAACCGCGCACACCTTGATGTAAAAGTCTGTGTTTGTCTTGAGGTTGTGAATACGCGCTTCGGTGGTGCCCTCGGGAACCTCAATATACTGGAAGGTGGTGGTAGTAGAGCTAGAGGCATAACGAATTAGGTAGTTCTGCAAGTCGGTGTCAGCAACGCCGGTCCAGGTTACATCGATAAAAGCGGAACTCTGAGTTGGGTCTGTGCTGTGCAAAGACGTGGTAACCTGAACATTCGTGGGTGCAGACGGAGGCGTAACATCAACCGAAAGGGTAGACCTTGCGGTAGCATTGGCCTTCGCTGGAGTGACAGAAGGAGTACCGAATACGTCCACCGCAACAACCGCAAAATACTGTGGTACTGTTGCGGTTGTGTCGAATACAAACGAGGTTCCGCGACCGGTGTAGACTAGGTTATTCTCAGAGCCCAGCGCTGTTCCCTGACGCACCTCGTAGTGCTTGAGGTCGGTATCAGCAATAGGAGCCCAACGCAAAGCCACCGCGTCAGAAATTCCGACAGCGGTTAGCCCAGTAACGTTGGCTGGAGCTGGGTTAGTAGCAGTGGCAGTAACCACCGCAGAAAGGTTACCGGTATTGTCGCGGGCGCTGACTTCGACGGTAACCTGAGCACGAGGAGTGCCGAATGAGTTGATATTCGCCTCGAAGGGGAAATCAAATCGGGCGGCGGTCGTGTAATATGTAGCTACTGTGCTTGGGGCCGCTGGGGAATAGACCTTGACCTGGAAATCCTTGAAGTCCATCAGCGGAGTGCCATCGGAGTTCGTGGTCGGTCCCGACCAGACAGCCTTAAAAGCGGTACCCTCAACAGTCCAGGTTAGTCCAGTACACGGGGCTGGAGCGAGGGTATCGCTAATGGTGGTAAAGTCATGTAGGCTCGACCACGGAGAAACATCCGCTCCGTCCTTGACACGGGCCTGAATGTAGTGGGTACGACCTGGCTCTAGGTCCTTTACGAGAATTCTTGTCATGATACGCTAAACTCCAAGCTGTACTCTACATCCATTGGTGCCGTATTGGACTTTACCAGTGGAGTGGTCATTACTGTACGGGACACAAGAACGTGGTCCTGGTCTGTGGTGTCGGTGTCCTCAATTCGGATACCGTCTAGAATCACATAACCCGCCGTGGCTCCAGCAGTCACGTCAACGCCGAGGATGTCGATAGCATTCCAAGCCATGGTTCCAGTAACAGCAAAATCTCCCTTGCGGAACTGGAGTACGTTATATCCCACGGGCAACGTGGAGACCGTCTTGACCAGCTTGAAGTTGCCCCCAGAGAGGCTGTTTCCAAAGTAGAGGGCGATAGACGCAATGTTATTGTTAGCCTTGTAGAAGGCGAGAGAGAAGATGTCATCGGTAGAGTACCCGGACAAATCCATGTCCACTGTCGCGCGGGAAGATGTGGTGGCGCTAGCTGTGGCATCTACACGAACGGAATCAACCGAGGTGCGAGACTGTGTGGCATCTACCGTGGTATTGGTCCAGTCTTCAACCGTAGTGTCAAAGGTGGTTAGCATTGATGAATCGGTAGCGCCAAGGGAGTTGACCTCGGTGCTCCATAGACCAGCTTCGTAAAGCGTGAATTCAGCATTCTGCTCGATAGACCCCTTAAATAGAACTATATTCGCGTCATAGTCAATGGAGCGAACGTCAACGGTTGCTCGGTAAACCTCGAAGCCTAGGCGAACGTCGTTAACTGTTGCGGGGGTTCCCAGAACACCCAGGCCGATAGCCGCACCCAGGCTGGGGGCGTTGCCGGACAGGAAGCGCAAAATAAGCCTTTCTCCCTCGGTGGTGATGAGGTTCTTCTGCGCCGCTAGAAGTCTGCCATGCTGGTAAAAACGGTAGGTTCCCTTAATCATGTGGCTTTCGTTACCCTAATATCGTATTCATTGTGGCCATCATCCTCAAATTCAATGATAACGTCAACTACCGCATTGCCATCCGGCCCGATTCGAACAACCTGCTCCACGACGGTGAAATTCTCCGGAGCCTCTAGGTCATTGCCTTCCCTGGCATCGTCGTCAATGGGGGCATCAGCATCATAAACTTCATCAACAGATACATTGTCTTCCTCAATGGTGTCTGTGTATCCGGAGCGCATGTCGATAACACCCGGCGGCATAAAGAACAGCGGATTGATTACGACTTCTGGTGTCTTAATGACATTGGTATCTTTGATTTGCTGAGCCATATTCCTAATTATATCTTCTGGTCGAACGGAAGTCAAATATCAGGAAATTCGAGCCCGGCGCAAAGACACCGAAGTAGCTGGACCATCGTCCCACTGCTGCTCGACGGCAAGTACCCAATACTTATGGGTCGATGCCGACAGATTCTTAGGTGGATAATTCACCGCAACAATATCTCCGACCTGGAGAAGCGGATTGCCGTGAACGGTAATCTCCACCTCGTCACAGGGCTGGGACCAGTTTTCAACAATCCAGTCTCCCAGAGCCTTGGCTGCCGACTCCGACTGAATCCAGTCCGACTGGAAATCAAGGGAAATCTCACCACGAGCCCGAATAGCCTGCTCGTTCTTCACTGTGTAGTCCTTGGGCTCAGCACGCTGAACCGTGCGACCAGTAATTACCATCTTCTGGTCAACCGGGTTATCGGCACCGTATGTCGTGGTGTCTTCACCGTTGACAATGGCATTGCCCAGGTCAGCATTGGCCAGGATAAACTTGGCCTTGAAGGGGTCGTTGAAGTATTCGTCACAGACAACCTGGTCGGAATTGCTGAGGTACAAGCTGGAATACAGAACCGGCGACTTTTCGAAGGTGACCTCGTAAGGACGAACCTCGTGAACCGTCTGACCGAACTCGTCAAAGTAGCGCTGGTCGTACCACTCCTTCTCGTAGTAGACCCTCTTGCCACGACGCTTCTTGTGCCAACGAGTCTTGTATACACAATCCTTCCAATACTGGCTTGAGAAATACCCGCCGCGAATGATATCCAGGAACGACGAATTGTCCAGGTCGGTATCCTGAATTCCACCATCGGCCAAGCTGTAGAAGTATTCGAAGTCCACGGTGGTGTATCCTCGGGTGTACAGTCCACAACGGCCGGTCTGTGGCAGTAGCGTAGACTTGTCATCAAACGTGATTGCTAGGACGCCGTTGACCAATACCGTCCAATCACCGTTTACCATAGACACGTCCAGGTCGAACCACTGGTTCTCGCTCACCGCGAAAGCTGCCCCCTTGGTTAGGTGCTTGAACTCCCCATTGCCCTTTCGCCTAACGATGCTGATTTCGTTTTTGGTGCTGCGAAGCTTGCTCGCCTCCTTGGTTGTGGTAATCTCGACACCGTACATATCGTTGGAGCCACCGTCGCCCCACAGCCAAATTCCGGCAATGTAGTGCTTGTTGCCCTGTCCGGATGGGAACTTGAGGCGGGTACCGATATAGCGGGGTGGCTCATTGTCAACCATTCCGCGACGTGCTGTGTACCACCACGAAGAGTCCAACCCCTTCTTACCGGCCGTAGACAAGCGCATAACAGAGTCGGAAGGAATGTGCTTGATTCCACCATTCCACAACTTCTGGGTTCCGCCGTGCCTTCCGATATAGGCACCATTGTGCTTCCAAATGTCTGGAACTACATCGTGAGCCTGTGGAATGGTTACGTCGTAGCCGCGCTCCTCCACTTGCATGAAGCCGGTGAAGTAATTCTTCCAGCCGTGAAATTCGCTCGAAAGCTCGCGGTCAATCTGGTTCTTCTCGTCCTGAGAGTAGATGATTTTGAAGACGGTATCGTTCTCAAAGTTGCCCGTGTAGGAGCCTTCCTTGGGGTAGTAGCGGTATCCCTTGCCCTTGTACTTAATAAGCTCACCACGGATGTTCACCATACCCTCGTATGGCCAGACCGCAACATCCTTAGTGTCAATCCAGAAACGCATATCTGTAGAAGTCATATCGGCGGCCAGGGAGGTTGAGCGCAGCACAACATCACCCTCTGGCTGCCAGACGATTTCAGAGATTGGTCGTCCCTGGCTATCCTCTGCTAGCTTTGTGGTGGTGTACTTCACGTTAACCTTGTTGGCCTCGAATGAGTCCGAAACGGTAATATCAATGATGTCCGGCTGCTTCGTGCCGTTCTGGGCATAGTCAAATGTCCAGGCGACTGGCTTTGACTTATCGAAGGCTGAGTCCCTGGTCTTAATCTGGAGAATTCCGTATTCATCGAACCAGGCGGCGCTCTGGGTGGTCCTGCAAAGGTCCTGAATCTGGTCCCATACGGTCTGTTCACCATTGGTCCAGTAATAGGCAATTCGGTTGGTGGCAGATTCCGCAGCAATGCTGTAAGAATAATCAATAAACCCGACCGAATCCAGGATTCGCCAGATTGCCATGCCGATGGATACGTCTTCCATCAGCTCTGGTAGAGGTGTAATCTCCTGGAGGAATTTCGTGGCGTCCTTGAGACCAATCTGCACGGTCTCCTCTCCACCACCCCAAGCCTCGGAGAACATCGTGGCCTGACGGATGTATTCGTAGCCGATGCCACCAAAGGTGGAAACGTCAATGCCGATATCCAGCATAAACTTCACGTTGGCGTCGATTAGGCCGTGGTACGGGGAAGCGACATTATCGTAATTGAAAATCCCATCGATATTTGATAGGGTGATGCTACCCGTGTTCGACGAAGCCACGCCGATGGGCGTAACAAGGTCACTGTCGCCCATCTCGTGCTTTACGCTGTAGTCGATAAGTCGGTCGCTAAGGTCCTGCTCCAGACGGGCACCAAGCTCAATTAGATTGAACCAGGAATGTAGGCGAGCCATAGACTTCACTACCAGGCGAATGCCTCGAATATAAACGGCAGTGCCACGGTTCACGGTGGTCGTCCAGGTACCGTTTTCCTGGCGATAAAGGACTACCTGTCCGCTCGAATTGGGGACTGGGTTAGATGAAACGGTGGTCCAGTTAGTACCATCCGTTGTAATCTGAATGTCCCAAATCTTGGGGTCGGCCCATGAATTCTCAAGGCAGATGTACAGCTTGTTGGTTAGGGCAGGCTGTGAGTACAGGACATAAGGCTGAACGGTCTCAGGCAATACAAAACCGCCGCCAGAATATGGCTGGTCGGTTGCCTGGGCGGGACTGGTCCAATACTTGTACTTGGCACCAGGAGAAGCTGTGTAGGTTCGGTATCCGCGAATGGAGTCACCATGTCCCTGAACGACACCGCCCTCATTTGCACGGGCCTTGAGAAGACCTGCGGTGGGGCGAAGCGGCTCAGTGATAGACTCAATAGGAAAGACCTCTAGGTCGTAGCCATACGTTTCCTCATCGTGCCCGTAATTATCCACGGTCTGAATGGGTGTGTACCTATTATGGTTCCACTCAGCAATTACTCGTGGCTTCGAGCGCAGGACAGAAGCCTGCTGGAGGGCGTTCTGGAACTGGGTGCTTGAATTAAGCATCAGACCTCTTCCAGGGAAATGGAAATCTCCCAGAAGTCAACGGACCCACGCTTCATGACATTCTTGGAGAAGTCAGCAAACATGACGGTGTAGGTGTAAACCTCGCCGTCACCATCTGTGATTTCAAGAGAGAACGGGCCAGGAACGGTGTTATAGAAGCTCTCAATATCCTCGCCGCCCCAAAAACCATCGACGGTCTGGGACGTCAGCTTGGGCAGCATGTTCCACTGCACGCCAAAGGTGCGCTTATCCGCGACGATGTACTTGCGCATGGTTCCATTTGCCATGCGCTGCTTCTTTTCGATACGCTCAACGTCCACGTTAAGCTGTCCGCGATTGTGGTCGGTGATGGCGTTACCGTTCCAACGCATCAATCGCGGACGTGGAAATGACATGCTCAATTGCTAATGCTCCTCTTTCGCCCGAGCTTGCTCTCACGCTTCTGAATGGCGCGAGTAACAGCCTTCTCTACATCAATTTCAGAATTGACTGGTCCTGTAAATGTCACATTTACATTATACTCATTGGTAGAGCCCTGGTCAATTTTCTGAATGCCGGACTTAAGCTGCTCGGTAAGTGGAGCGGTTAGAACAGCCTCGTTCTTGTGGAGCATTGCTAGACCATCGTTCATCGTGAATCCCCCGGTATTAAGACCTGGAATTCCGAACTTACCAGGTGGAATGTCTACTCCACCACGCCACGTTTCAAAGTGGAGGTGCGGACCAGTTGAGTTACCGGTGTTACCCGAGTATCCGATTAGCTGCCCCGGACGAACGTTAGAGCCAGCCGCGATGTTTCGCGAAGAAAGGTGAGCGTACAGAGTCCTGTCGGCTCCATTCTGAATAACGATGTACCTACCGTAAGAACGATATCCACCATTGCCAGGACCGCCGTGAAGGTCGGTAGAGGTAACAACCTGTCCACCTGTAGCTGCGTGAACGGGGGTTCCTACTGGAACTCCGAAGTCAGTAGCCCTTGGCAGGTTGGAGTGGTGGTACCAGTCACGCGAAACCGGGCCGGAAACTGGTCGTGCCTTTCCGCCAGTCGCAGCAACATTTCCGCCACCCTGGAATACGGTGCCAGTAACAATTGCACGAGCCATGTCCTCCCACTTAGCGTAGGCGTATGGGAATCCCGAACGCTGTACAGCCTGGGCGACAAGGGTCGGGGCCATCTTTTCACGACCCTTGACCTTTAGCTCCTGCTGGAAGAACTTCTTGGCCGCATACGATGGAGTCCTAATCTGCTCTGGAGTACCCCAGCCCATTGATGGACGCTGCTGGAATAGACCCAGCGAGTCACGGTCACCGTAGTCTAGGTTGCGAAGTCCAGACTCCTGCATAGCGGTCATGATACCGATGATAAGGTCTCTGGTAGTACCACCCATTGACTTACCAACGCTCATAATCGTCGCAGCGTTTGCAAGCTGTTCTCCGGAAAGCATAATCTTTCCGTACATACCCGCCGCGCCTGGAATTGCCATCATGTCGGCAGCCATTGCAGATGCCTGAGCACCCTTGGTGTCAATCGCAGTCTGAATAGCCTTGCTGGACATTCCAGAGAGAGCCGCCGCAAAGGCACCCACAAATCCTAGACCGCGACCACCAATACCTCCGGTACCCTTTCCAGGCAGCGAGCCAGTCTTGTTTAGCGAGTCGAGAGCGTCGGTACCGAGAGCCTTGTGAGCCTTGCCATTAACGACGAATTCGTCATTCTTAAGAAGCATCATGGACTCGTCTCGACGCAGACCAGCACCCCAGTGACGACCACCACGGTTGTCGTACTTTGAGTTACCGGACACCGGACCACCAGTGTGGCGGGTCTTTGGCTTGCTTGGGGCCTTGTAGTTCTTTGGCAGGTCGCCGGTCGTTACCCACTTCATAAACTCGGCGGTGGTCATATTGAATCCACCATCAACCATATCCTGGGTTACGGCACTACCAATAGACTTCCACTTGATATCGTTCTGGAGAGAAATCGCAGACGCCTTAACATTGGCAGACAGGTTGTCACCAATATACTTGGTCCAGTCCTGACCGTATCCCTCAAGGCGCACGCCGTACTTCTTGTAAGCATCCTCGATATCCCTAATCTGCTTATCGTACTCCTTCTTGTTGCGAGGAGTAGATGCACGGATAGCCGCCAATTCCATATCAAGCGTCCTCTTCTGACGCTCTAGGTCACGACGCTTTGCGTCAGCATCCGCCTGAGTCTGCTTGCGGATGGCTTCCTTCTGGGCCTCAATTCCCTTACGGTAACGCTCACGCTCGGCTGCAAGGGCCTTCATGTAGCGGTCCTTCTCGGCCGCTAGAGCCTCCTTCTCGCGCTCCTTCTTGTCCTCAAGAGCCTTCTTCTCGGCCTCTTCTACCTTCTGGAGAGCTTCGATACGCTTATCGCGGGCACCCTCCAACGTGGTAATATTGCCATTCATCGTATCGATGCGCTGCTGAGAAGCGTCCTGAGACTCACCCGCAGCATCATCAAGCGTCCAGGAATCCTGGGTTGACTGAATGTCATTGAATACCTTCGCAGCCTCATCAAGATTACCTGTATTCAGGGCCATATTGAAGTCGATACGCTTGTTGGCGATATCGGCCATGCGCTCTAGACGGGTCTTCTCAGCCTCGAAAATCTTCTGGCGAGTAGCCTCCGCGTCCTCCTCAGCCTTGATGGCCTTCTTGATGTTGTCAATCTTCTTGTCGTAGGCAGCCTTTTCCTTCTCGATGCGCCTGTCCCAGCGAGCATCGAAACGGTCCATAATGCCGTCCCACTTCTTGTCCAGGTTCTTTTCACGCTTATCGAATCTGTTGTCGGCAGCTTCCTGGCGATTATCGAAGCTCTTGTCCATTCGCTCGGAACGCTTGTCCAGGGCATCGCTCAAACGCTCGCCACGGTCCTCAATTGCCTTGACCTCCGAATCTGCCTGCCTATTCCAAAGCTCATCGGCCTGCGAGAATGCGGCACTGCTGGCATTCGACATGGCGTCCTTGCGGGCGTTGTTGAATGTGTCCGCAGACATGGCGTTCTCGTCCAGGGCGTTGGCGTTATCCTTTAGCTTTCCGGTGTTCTTGTCAATAACATCACCGAAGCCCTGCTCTACAGAGGTCGCGTCCGCCAAACCGGCCTTGGCACGGTAAATATTTAGGAGCTTTAGCTGCTGGGCTGCTGCCGACTTCGGCGAAATCTTCTGCCACTGTAGTTCTCGCTGAGCCACAGCCTGACCGTATGCATTCTGAGCGTCCTTAGCGCTCATCAGGGCCATGTCGAGCTGAGGCATAAGGTCGTTAAGGGTATAGATATTCTTAAGTTCCTCCTTTGTGGCACCGTTTTTGACAGCAATCGCCTGGGCAAGCTCATACTCAGCACCTGCCTGCTTTCCGACCATCATGGAAGTGTCTCCACCAAGGTCGTTGAGCTGCATCTTGAGCTGGTTAGACTTACCCATGTCGCCTGAGAAATACTTCTTATGGAAGTCTTCCTCGCTTAGGTTCTTATTGTCGAGGTAAGCCTTCTGTAGTTCTTCGGCAGTGGTGATTCCATACTTAGCCAGGTTCTTCTTATTCTCCTCGCCAAGTGAGTCCCACATTTCCTTCTGCTGCTTCTGGACGGCACCCTGGAGTCCCAGGAAGATGTTCCGCTTCTGCTGCTGGTTGGTGGTGGCATCGAATGTGTCCCAGAACTGCTTAGCCATACCCTTTGCAGCCTCGGCAGACTTGTTGTTAATCTCGTCTCGACCGGAGAATAGGCGCACAGCGCCTTCCCACTTACCCTGACCAAGCTGGTTGGTTGCAATCTTGTGGAACTTATCTGTAAATGCCTTGGCCTGCTCCTTAAGTGTTTCGTCATCGGTGTCGAACTTAATTCTTCCCTTGATGTCGATAAGGATTTCATTAATCTCGTTGGTCTTGAATCCGGCGGCTCGAAGCGCGGTGGCAACGGCATTCTTGGCCTCTGACGCCGTACCACCGTGAGTCTTAACCTTGACACCCTCGTAAATGGACGCATTGATTGCCTCCTGCCTGTGACCGGCATCCTTTAGGCTACGTAGGTAGTCAGCAGTATCCTTGTTTGCCTCACGGAACTTTGAGGCCATGGCGTCATAATTGTTAACGGTCTTGCCGGAAACCGTCTCGATATTCGATGCCTCTTCGTAAACGAATCCAAGGACATCCGCCCAGCTCTTAGCCGAGTTCTCGATGTTCTTCTGGGCCTCGGTCATGCGGTTCATTTCGCCAACCATCTTGGAAATTACAATACCAACGGTTGCGATTACACCAACAATACCAGCGAATCGAAGGAAGGTGGCTAGAAGCGCTCGGGCCGGGCCAATGGCCGCAGAAAGTCCAGAGGCAATCTGACCAACGCCTCCACGACCGGCGATACTACCCGCACGACGACCTGTAGCGAATGCGGAAGTAACATCGGCTAGAGCACCGGCCGCCGCTGCCTTCTTAAATCCGGCAACCAGCATAGGGCCAATGGTGGCAGCAATAAGCGCCATATTTGTCATGGTCATAAGCATTCCGGAAGCATGACCAGAAGCCGTTGCCATCATTCCACCCATAAGCGCAATACCACCAACGGCGGAAGCAATTCCGGTAAAGCTACGACGAGTAGCCGCCGCGTTCTGTGCCTGCTGCTGGGTAGAGCGAGCGGCTGCGGCCTGCGCGGCTGCATAAGCCTGTGCCTCGGCTGCGCTTACAAAACGGCCAGTCGCGACATTCTGATAGCGCCCGTTTGCAGTCTGACGATATCCCGGCCCTGTCGGAACGGCAGGACCAATACCACCAATATTCGTACCGTAGTTGGGGGTCGTATTCCTGTATCCGCTAATTCCGGTTCCGTTGGCCTGTGCCTGCGCAACAGCCATACGCTCAAGATTTGTGGTAAGCACCTGGAGCTGTCCAGAAAGAGCCTGCGCCGCGTGAGCCTGGTTTGTCCAGGCGAGAGAGCTACGCTCGCTCATCATCTGCTGGGCCCGCTGCTCTGCGGTCATAATTCGGGTACGAGACAGTAGCCCACCCATGGCCACGCCCACCTTCATCAGGTGACCGAACATGTTGGCGATAAGACCGCCAATCATAATGAGTGGACCAGCAATAGCACCGAATAGCATAATGGCAGCAATGGTCCTCTTGGCCCCACCGCCCAGGCTATTGAACGCGCTAACGACCTTACTAATCCAGCCGAGAACGGTTGAACCAATCTCAAGGAACGGCTTACCGGCTTCTGCGAGGCTGGCCTTGATGGTCTCTAGGGCACGCTTGAACTTACCGGAAGCGGACGCCTGAATACGGGCCATCTCGGATGTGGCTGTTGCGCCCCACTGCTCGGCGTTCTGGTGAGCTACCTTGTATGCACGACCAACCTGGGTGGTCTCCTTGTGAATGTCCTCTAGACCAGAAAGAACCTTACCGATACGGTCCATCTGCATGGTGCCGAAGAGAGAGCCGATAAGCTGCATTCTCTTGGTCGGGTCGTCATCAAACTTCCTTAGGGCGTCAGAGATTGCGTATAGCATCTTCATGAAATCGCCGCCGGAATTCTTAACAATCTTAGTGATGCTAATGCCAGCATCCGCCCACTTCTGGACGACGTTATCGCCAGGGTTCAGAACTCGGTTGACAGCAGACTTTAGGGCGTTAGCTCCCTGCGCCGCGTCAACACCACGCTCCTTCATGGCTGCCATAAGAACACCAGTATCCTGCAAGCTTACGTTCAGGGTGGCAAGAGAACCGGAGGCACGAGGAATCGTGTCAACCATATCCTGCATAGATAGGTTGGTGGCGTTTTCGAGGGAGTTCATGAAGTTAAACGCATCGCCAAGCTGTTCAGTGTTGTACTTGTAGATAGACTGGAGAGCGATAGATGCCTTTACAGTCTGCTGATAATCAAGCTCACCAAGGGTGGAAGCACGCATAACTTCCGCCGTACCAGTGGTTAGGTCACGACCCTGCTTACCGGCTGCGGCTAGCTCGGCCTCAACGCTCAGGGTGTCCTTCATGGCGACACCGTAACGCTTGGCTGCCTGTGCGGCCATATCCATTGATTCGGCACGGAGCCTATCTAGCTCTGACTGCTTACCCGCCGCGTCCTTAGCGGTGGTGTCATAAACCTTAGTGATACGAGTAAGCTGCTTGTCTACCTGATAGGCAGCGGCACCAGCCGCGACACCAAAGGCCATGAATGGCACGGTGAAACCAACCATAAGCTGACGACCGGCCCACTGTACATTCTTACCCCAGTTAATCATCATGTGGGAGCTGGATGCGAGCGTGGCGGTTGTTAGGGCAATACGAGTAGACATAACCCGCGCCGCTTCACCAAATTCGGCGGTTCGGAACTTGAGCGGGTTAAGCGCCCTTAGGTTGGTGCTAAAAGACCTCGTGAGAGCGTCCACATTACTAGTTACGCCACGAGGTACAATCATATCCGCGCGGGTCTGACCCATCGCGTTCTGAGACCACTGCACGGTGGTCGCCTTCTGCAAGGCAAGCTGCTCCCGCAAGATATCGTTAAACATCTTGCGGGACTTATAGGCACGAACAATAGAAACTTCATTCTTGGTCAGTGCTTCGGTCATTGCCGCAGTTGCGGACACGTTCTTAACGGCCTCAACGTGGTAATCGTTAAGACCTTGTACCGCCGTACGGAAAGCTGTACGAGTATCGTTCAACTTACCTGGCGTTAGACCCTGTGCCAACTGTCGCTGCATAAGCGCGAGCTGCTGGTTGAGGCGAGTTACTTCGGCAGAAACAGGTGCGAAGTTTGCCGAAGCACTAAACCGAATTTGAATGTTATCTATTTTAGTCAGTCCCTATATTTATTCTTCAATCACAGCGATTCCAATGTCCGCGAATGCAAGCTGGTCTTCTGAAATCCCGCGAGCCTTTGCTTCGGCCCTGCGCTTGATATCCTCGAACGATGGTGTATCGTCGGTTCCACTCTTTCCGGACTTGTCGTCCAGGTCAATGCCCTTCAGCGCGGCAGCGAATTTCTGCCTCTCGTATTCCTGGGCTCTAGATGCATCGAGAAGAACTTCGATTTCCTGAATACTTAGATTCTCTTCCAGTTCATCGAAATTCTTCCACATACCTAGGAGAAAAACCTCTGCCTCAAGTTTGGCGAGGTCTAGTTCTTCCCAAGTGCTTCCGCCGCCATCGCTAGAAGATTTGGGTCGTTCAGCTTAACGCCTCCACACACATCCAAAATCTTGTAGATGGTTGGCATATCTGCGGCATCCTCAAACGCCTCGGTAGCCGTTCCCTTTTCCGCGTCATAGAACTCGGGTCGCTGCTTAGCAAGACACAGAGCCGCCGCCGTTAGAAGAATCTCGAAGCCCTCCTCGTCATTCTCAGACTTGCCGAAGTTCTCCATAACCGTCATGAACTTACGCAGACCCTTGATGTTAAGTGGCCTCAGAGTTACCTTGGTGTCGTCCTGTAGCTGGACTTCCTCGGTAGTGTAAACCGTTGTTGCCATTAAATTAAACCTTTCCTTCCAGTTGATTATATCTTACCATGAAAATGGGCAATCGCAAAATGAAAGACCCCAGCATTTCTGCTGGGGCTCTCATCAAGACTTTTTAGTTCGCTCAGACGTTACGGTCGCGAATTACGCCGTACTCTGCACCTGCGAACGCAGCGTTTGGGTCTGGTAGCAGACGGAATGCTACTGGGAATACCGTGGCCTCGTTACGCTTTACGCTGTGGGCCGAAGCCTCAACGGAAAGAACACGACGGGCGTGGTAAATACGCTCGCGCTTTGCGCCATCTACAGCTCGTGGTCCAGGACCAACGGCTACCAACGCACGCTCAGTAGGCTCGTCTCCAAGCGCACCTGCGGCAATACCAAGAGTGTTATCCGAACCGCTAGACGTTAGGGTCGAGCCCTGCTGTCCCCACGCTACAAGAAGGTTCTCTAGGGAAGCCTCTGCAAGGGTCGTGTTAACGGTTACCTTCATCGACTGCTTGAAAAGCTTAGCCGAGTCAAGGAGCTGGTCAACCTCGACCTCACCGTAGTCAGGCTCGTAAGAAACCTCAAGGCCCTCGGTAGTGAATCCCGCGTGACGGAAATCGGAGTCAGCGTCAAGCGCTGCTGATAGGCTACCGCTGGCTGCCTTGGCTAGCGAAGGACCAGACTGTCCAAGCACAACAGCTTCCTTAGTTGCCGTGGCTGGCGCTGATGCTGCCGCGAACCAACCCGCGTCGGTGCTGTCCTTCTCGGAAATGTAAAGTGCTGCCGCACCAACGATGATGTTACGTGTACTGTATGCCATTTTAATGTCACCTCCATTTAAGTTGAAAAGATATTGTGTGCTGGCTAGGCACTTCCTCTATATGAGTATAATACCGTCGCCTAAATTCTAAAGCAAACTCTAAACCCTTAGGCCAGAGCTATCTGTCTTCATATCCATGGTATATTCGTAATTCACGACCACCATGGCTCCTGTACGGCCACCCTCGGTACTGAATTCATCAGGTCCAGAAGCGCTGGTAAGCTGTACGTACTTAAAATCGAATCGCTTGTCCGTGGTCTCTGATGCATTCACATCGCGGGCTGTCCAATCCATTCGCCTTAGCAGGTCAACCATGTATCCATGAATAGCCCGCAGTCTTTCCTCGTCATTGTCGTAAATGACATAGGCACACTGCTCACGGCATAGCCACCATTCAGAGGCGTATGACGAGACAATGTAGTTGTACACGAGAAAGGGAGCCCCACCAGCGATATCAAGGAACTGTGGCTGCTGCTGGGTCGGGATGATTGGGACCAGATTCTTCTGTCCTGTGCCCGTACCATAAGCTCCGAAAGCATTAACTCCGGACTTGTATTCGAAGTCCTTGAGCTTTGCCCATAGCCACTTGTTAATCTGGTGCGCACCCATCGTGCGATAATCAGTCACCGTAAATCAACCTTTCTCTTGCCCTCGCCTGGTTGATGTAGTTAGCCGAACGAGCCTGCAAGTATTTTCTAGCCGCCAATCGTCCGGCTTCAAAAGCCCTCTCGGCATTGGCTGCCGACTGCATTCCGAATGCCTTGTTGCGGGCACGTCGGAACTTCTTTGTTGTTTCCTCAATAGGCATTCTTCCCAGGTCGTTCTCTAGAACTGTGCGGATACGCCTATCGAATGTTGCCTGTCCTCCAGGTCCACCCCACCAAGCTACGTATTCTGCGGTGAATGCTCCACGAGTAGCACCGCCCGGATTCTGCACCGTAATTGGGTGGTCGGTGATTGTCGGCTCCTCGTCCTCTGGTCCGGGATACTTGCCCTCTGGCGTCGTAGGTCCAGTGAAGTAGGCAATAAACTTTCCACGCTTAGGAGCGATGGTTACCGAGTCTCCGTACTCCATTACTGGAGCCTTCCACACGAATACGTGAATCTGCTTAACTCCCACCGCCGCGAAATCCTCACGGACAGGAACGGTCTTCTTGGAAGCACGCCACGTAAAGGTAGCAATTCGATTATTGCCACCACCAACAAGCTTGTCATTCCACAGTTTTGCCTGTGGAACTCCGACCATCCCCCATTCGTATACGTGGTGGAATCGGGAAGCCTGGGTAGGAGCCATCGTGGCCATGTGCTCGGTGAACTCCTCGCTCATAATGGCGTGAGTCATTTTGAGAACCGGACCAATATGCCTGGCGGTCTTAATCTCCATGGAAAGCGTAGAGAGGAACCCGGCCAAAGCAGAAGCCTCAGCCGTGTCCACTCCGATAGCCAGAAATGGCTTTCCTGCCATTACTGCACCTCAGCCCTCTTTGCGAGGACCGACTTTTCCACTACGTTTCCAAAGCCATCGATAACCGGCGAAACCCTGAATACATCAAATGTGGTGGCAGGATTACCGTCAGACTCTTCCTCGGTCCAGATAGGCTGGCCGTTGAACGTCCTGATGTTGGTAAGCTTGTCCCGCAAGGTGATGTTGGCATTCGCGGCCACGGTGAGCTTCACCCATTCCTCATTCAGGTATTCTTCGTTCCATACTTCTGGACGCATTCCGGTAGCCCGTGCCAGACAGCGCACGCCCTTGATGACGTGCCCCTCGACCTCGGGGGTGTCTGGATTATCGACTACCCATACCTGAACCATTGCACCTGAATCTGGGTCCTGCACATATTCCCAGTGGCCCGTCTCATCGCCTTCGGCTGGAGCGCTGGATGGCTTGATAATATCCACCAGCATGCTCAGCTTCGCACTAGATAGACAACGCATTAAATCACCGTCAATGAGGTACGACGGAACTGCTCAAGAAGCTGGTCAGCAATTACGCTTCCCGTTCCGCTGTATGCACCTGGGGTGAATTCATAACGCCATCCGTCTCCACTAATGGCCTTGAGATAACGGTCTCGGTAAACCGCCTGTGGGCACAGCGTCTCCTCAATCAAGATGAGGGCTGCTTCCTTTACCTCGGTTGGTACCTCGTCGTATCCCCATACTCCTTCAACGGTGTATACGATATTGTCCCTGAAACCGCCGCGATTCCACATGGAATCTGGGTCACGGATTACGTTCTCGAATACATAATCGCCTTCTGGAGTTGGATTCGATACTCCCAGGTAGTAGCCATCGCCACGAATGGAATATGCTCCCGGAACGGCATGTCCGGTGCTGTCGAACAGAACGTTCGACCCGGAAATGTCTGTGAGGGTTACCAGTCGCTCGGGCAACTTGAGCTGAATGTCGCCAGCTCCGATTACCTGACGCTTACCGACGAATCGCCCGAAACTTTGTCCAGTGTAGTTATCAATGATTCCACGAATACGACGTTCTGCTCGAATTACTTCGGCGTCAGTCGCATAGGAATTGATGTCTGGAATGTTCGCACTGATATCCTCTAGCGACACATAGGGAGTTGAAACCCTGACGGGAATATTCTGTGAGTAGGTCTTAGTCTGACCATTTTCTAGGTAGTCGAAGTTCCACCTCACAACGAATTCCCTGTCAAAGCTCACAAGGCTAAACGGCAGGGCTACCTGATAACCGCCAGAAACAGCATCAACTGTGGGAAAACTGTGCAGGAGTGTAGAGCCATCGTATGCTTCCACATCAATGGTTCCTGTGCTTGAGGTGACTGGCACCTTCAAGACTACATTAGCTAGTTCATTCCTGTAAATTTCCATATTTGAATTATACCCCTTTCCACCTTATTTTCCCAACCGATGATTAATTTCGTCCGTACAGGCGAAACGTGGAGCCGACAATGAAGCTGGCCGAACCAGCAAGGACTCGGACGGTATCAATCGCGCCAGTCTTATTCTTCCAGTGCCCGTTTGAGACATCTCGATACATCGCGGAGGTGTTTGCGTGGGAGTATGCTTCACTCTGAATGACTCTCCAGTAAGCAGAATTCGCGTAATCGTAAACTACGATTCGGAAAGTGCCCCACACATCGGCATCTGCTGTTGCCGCTGGACAAGCTCGCTCTGCCACCTTGTAGTTAGATACTCCGGTAGAGTTGGTGTCCTGAGCAGGCGAAACCTGCGAAGTGGTCTCCACAAACAGACGGTAATTGGTTCCTGATGGTGAGTTGTCCAATACCCCACCAGTGCCCACATGAAAAATAATATTGTCATTCAGAACTCCGGCGCGGCTTGAACGCACCCTGCCCTCGATGATGAGGTCCTTGAATGTATTCGGGATGGATGCAAAATCGATGTTTTGCTGAGGAGTAGCCAGCGTCAATTGCGCAATTGTCGTCAATGAGCCGCTGATACCCGTTCCGGCCTTCCACTTTCCAGAAGCTGCGTCGAATACCAACGCCTGACCATTGCTTGGGGCGGTTGACAGGTTGACATCGGTTAGACTCGAAAGTGCTGTTGTAGGCGTGGACCACGTTGTATCATAATTGGTCGAGCTTGCCTTCTTGAGCACCTGCCCGGTTGTTCCACCAGCAGGAACGCCAGCGCCCACGGGACCAAC